TCGCCTCGCCAGCAAACTTGGGATAACGCCGGAACAATATGCGGCACAGGTTGTGAAGGAGATAGCCAATGGCTGACATAGCGGCAGATGAGCGCACACCAAGAGAAACCGATTCTCGCGAAGCTGACGAGAGAGAAAAGTCTTGGGAACCACCCCAGGTATTGCCCGACCCTGCACCGCAGGACGGGTGGGTTTTTCGCTGGATCAGAACTTCCATCATGGGAAATCAGGACAACGTTAATGCGTCCAAGAGATTCCGTGAAGGTTGGGAGCCTGTGAGATCGGAAGATCATCCGGAGATGATGATGGCCTCTGATAGAGGCAGTGATTATCTTGGGAACATCGAAGTCGGTGGTCTTCTTTTGTGTAAGACGAGTGAGGAGAACTACAAGGCACGGTCAGAGTATTTTGCCAATCTGGCTCGTCAGCAGCACGAATCGGTTAATCATAACTTCATGCGGGAAGATGATCCGCGTATGCCGAAACTTAATGAATCGTCTACGCGGGTGACTTTCGGCGGCGGCGCAAAGCCTACATAGGCGTTGCCCGTGTGCTTTAACCCTGTCCTTTGGAAGGAGGATACCTAAATGGCTACTACAGCAGCCCCCTACGGTTTCCGTCCTGTTGGTGTTCTTGGCGCAGGCACATTTTCTGGTGCCACAAGGCAATACAAGGTTACCAACAGTTACGGAACCAGCATCTTCTACGGGGATGTCCTCAAGCTCGTTAGTACCGGGACTGTCGAGAAAGACACCGGTACGACGACTGCGACCCCGGTGGGGATTTTTGTCGGGTGCAGTTATACTGACCCCGGCACCAATCAACCGACCTATTCCCAGATGTGGACGGCCAGCACGTCGGCCACCGACATCAAGGCGTATGTGGTTGATGACCCGAATATTGTTTTTCAGGCTCAAAGTGATGAGGCGATTGCCCAAACCGGCCTGGGGAATAATTTCGCGATGGTCCAAACCGCCGGGTCAACATCGATTGGCACCTCTAAGAATGCCGTCGATGGTAGCTCTCTTGCTACGACCAAGACTTTGCCCTTGAAACTCATTGGCTTTGTCGAAGGTCCGAACTCGGCGGTTGGTGACACTTACACGGATGTTCTGTGTAAGTTCAACGGCCCTGGTGATGGTACGGGCGATTCGTGCGCCTGTCATCAGTTGCAAGATTCAACCGGTATATAGAAAGGAGTTGAGCGATGGCTATTTCAAGAGCGCAAATGCTTAAAGAACTCCTGCCGGGGATCAATGCGTTGTTCGGCCTGGAGTATGCGAAGTATGAGGGCGAAGACGCAGAAATCTATGAAACGGAATCTTCCGACCGATCTTTTGAGGAAGAGGTCGCGCTGGCCGGTTTCGATGCTGCACCCGTCAAGAACGAGGGTTCGGCTATTTCATATGACAACGCGCAGGAAACTTTCACCGCAAGGTATAACCACGAGACGATTGCAATGGGATTTGCGATCACCGAGGAGGCCATGGAGGACAATCTCTATGACAGTCTCAGTGCCCGCTATACCAAGGCACTCGCCCGTGCGATGGCCTACACCAAGCAGACCAAGGCTGCCTACCCGCTTAATAACGGGCAATCAGGCGGCAGCTATCAGTCTGGTGACGGTGTAACGCTATTTAACACCTCGCATCCCTTGGCTTCTGGCGGGACCAATTCCAATACCCCGTCAACAGCTACTGACTTGAACGAGACTTCTCTTGAGTCTGCGGTCATTCAGATCGCCAAATGGACGGACCAACGGGGCCTTCTGATCGCGGCGCGTCCGCGTCGGATTATTGTTCCACCGGATTTGATGTTCGTGGCAAGCCGTATTCTGGATAGCGAATTGCGTCCAGCGACGGCGGATAACGACATCAACGCCATCAAGAACAATGGCACCATTCCTGAAGGTTATAAGGTTAACCATTACCTGACCGACACGAATGCTTGGTTCATCATCACCGATGTGCCGAATGGCATGAAGCACTTTGAACGTGCTGCCATGACCACATCCATGGACGGTGACTTCAATACGGGTAACGTGCGCTACAAGGCTCGCGAACGGTATTCGTTTGGTGTCAGTGATCCGCTGGGAATCTTCAGTTCTCCTGGCGCGTAATGTTACCGGGAGGGGCGTTCGCGTCCCTCCCATCTTTCTGGGAGCAATCAGCCCTGGCGACCGGCCCAGCGGACGCTTACGAAGACTCCAGGGCAAATCCTTTCGTAAGGAGGTAGTTCCATGGGAACGACACGTTTTACCGGCCCGATGATGTACAGCGGTGAGGGCCGCACCGTAGGCAGCGGCACTTGGTTCAAGAACCTGCCGATGCAACTGAACCCTGATTATGTTGTGCAGTTCGATGACTTCACCGGCATTGCCGTTGATGGTACGAACGACTGGACTTATTCGCAGCTTACCAGCGGCACCGGCGCTATTCTTGCTGATGCTGTTGGCGGTTGGTATGAGATTGCCGGGACGGGTTCGGATGATACCGGCGCATCCCTGCAAGGTAACGAGATATGGCAGGCGGAGGCCAGCAAGAAGCTGTACTTTGAGACCCGCATTGTTTCGACTGATGCGGATCAGATGGATATCTTCGTCGGTCTTTGTGAGAACGGTACTTTAGCCACGGGCGTTCCTTTTGGAACCAATAACCAAATTGGATTTTTGGTTGTGGATGAAGCAGCGGATATTTATGCGGTCTGTGATAGTGGAGGAACCGAGACCAAGACGGATACGGGCGTTGATCTGGCGGATGGGTCCGTTTCTGGCGGCACCATCTCTGGTGATCGTCGTCTGGGCTTCGTGGTAACCGGAACGGGCAAGGTCGAGTTCTATGTTGACCGCGTCCTGAAGGTCACGACCACCGACAACATTCCCACTTCGCAGCTTACGACATGGCTTGCTGCGGTTGCTGGCGAAGCCACTGCCAACAAGGTTGACTGTGATTATCTCTTCACGGCGGCTCAGAGGCAGACCGATGGCATGGTTCAGTACAGCGATCAGGTATAGGTGATCCATGGCTGCACCTAAAAAGGGTTCTGCTGCTTCAGCAAAGAAGCCTTCCAAGAAGGAAGAACTTCCACCCGAAGGGAGCGCTGCCTACAAGGCGCTGGTTTTGGCCGGGAAGGTGAAGGCTGGTTCTAAATGAGGGCGGGGGGCGTCTTGCCCCCCTCTTTCTTTATAGGAGATTCTCATGGCTGATGCGGTAAGCACAACCACAATTGAAGATGGTGAGCGGCAACTGGTTGTTCAGCTTACCAACCTTTCCGATAGTACCGGTGAGGCAAAGGTCACGAAGATCGATGTTTCTGCGCTGACCACGGATGCACGCGGTAATTCCTGCAATGAGGTTCGCATTCAGGAGGTCTGGGGACAGGTCTATGGCTTTGACGGCGTCCAGCTTTGGTATGATGCAGATACGGATGTCGTCGCACTTAATTTGAATCCCGGCTGGACATATCAGGATTTCAGCAGCGTGGGCGGAATAAAGATGTATGGGACAAACCCCAATGGGGACATCCTTCTGTCAACTCTGGGGACTGAAGTCAGTGGAGACGCATATGAGATAATGATCCGGGCGGTTAAGTATTACGATTGACCGGTAAATTCTTGTTGAGGGGATTTGGTATGCCGGAACAGTCTGCTCTGATCTGGAATGTTATTCTGACCGGTGTTATTGGTTCGTTCTTTTGGTGGGTGCGCGGTATGTCCCAATCGATCATTGATATCCGGCAGCAGATTTCCAGTACTAGGGAAGAGGTTGCCAAGACCTATGTCACCAAGCCGGAAGTCGAGGTGAGCCTTGGCAGGATTCTGGAGCGGTTCGACCGCCTTGAGGAAAAGGTGGACAGGGTGCTTGCCGCAAAGGCTGGCATTTAGATCATGGCTATTTCCAGGGCACAGACCGGGAAAGAATTGAAGGGCGGTAAGGGCAAGCGCAAGGTCCGCACTGTCATGTCGGAGTACAAGAAAGGCAAGCTGCGCAGCGGCAGCAAGAAGGGTCCGAAGGTAACGAACCCGAAGCAGGCCGTGGCCATTGCCATGTCAGAGGGCAGGAAAGCTGCCAGAAGGAGAGCGTGATGCCAACTGTTGGCAAGGGTAAGAAGAAAAAAAAGTTCCCTTATACTCAAAAGGGCAAGGATGATGCGACCAAGCACGCCAAGAAAACTGGCAAAAAGATAAAGAAGAAGAGGTACGCCTAGATGGCAACTTCCGGCACCACTGACTTTACTCTGGATATCGTTGATATCTGCGAGGAGGCCTATGAGCGTGCTGGGCTGGAGATGCGCAGTGGCTATGACCTGAAGACGGCGAGGCGCAGCCTCGACCTGATGTCCATCGAATGGATCAATCGCGGCCTGAACCTGTGGACAATAGAGGAGGGCACGCAGGCGATCACTGCTGGCACGGCGACCTATAGCTTCCCGGCGGGCACGATTGATTTCTTGGATCAGGCGATACGCACGGATGCGGGGGAAACCAACAATCAGGCCGACACGTCGGTGACGCGGATATCTCCGATCAGCTTTGCCCAGTTGCCCAACAAGCTGCAACAGGGCAGGCCCATACAGATTTACATCCAGAGGACGACCAGCCCTCAATATACGTTGTGGCCCGTGCCTGACGATGCGGAGACCTATACGCTGGTCTACTGGCGTATCAGGCGCATACAGGATGCTGGTACGGCGGGCACCAATACCTATGATGCGCCGGGGCGGTGGTTGCCTGCCCTTACGGCTGGGCTGGCTTACTATGTTTCCATGAAGAGGCCGGAAACTGTGCAGCGGACCCCGCTGTTGAAGGCGGTTTATGACGAGCAATTTGGCTATGCTGCTGATGAGGACAGGGTGAAGGCGTCTTCGCAGCTTGTCCCTGGCGGCTACGGGTGGTAGTGATATGACAAATACGACAGTTGGGAAATATGCGTTGGGGATTTGTGACCGCAGTGGTCTGACCTATAAGCTGCGCGACCTGCGCCCGCAGATCGTGGACGGTAAGGATTCGGGGTTAAGAGTTTCTCCGTCAATGCTTGATCAGGACCAGCCGCAGAACTTTCTCGGTGAGTTCCCGATTAATGATCCCCAGGCGTTGCCGTTTACCCGAACCGATACGAATGTGGACGAGCAGAGAAAGATAGCCTGGAACTGGAACCCGGTCGGGGACAACAACGGCCTGTCTGCCCTGTATGGATTTTCCAGCCAGACCAGCACGCAGGCGACCGGTCAGGTTGGCACCGTTACGGTGTCGATAACTTAGGGGGCTGGTATGAATTACAGTGCGCTTGTGCAGGCTATCAAGGATTACACGGAAAATACTGAGACGACCTTCGTTAACCAGATAGACGAGTTCATCAATCAGGCGGAGCTTCGCATTCTGTTTGATGTCGATCTCCCGTTTTTCCGAAAAAACTCTACGGGCACCACAACGGCTTCAATTACCTATCTGACAAAGCCGACTGATTTTCTGGCGGCCCACTCTCTGGCCGTTGTTAGTAGCGGGAATGTCTATTCGTTCCTTCTGCCCAAGGATGTTTCGTTCATGCGTGAGGCAAACCCTGACACGGATGATACCGGGCAACCTGAGTATTACGGGCATTTTGATGACGATACGTTCATTCTTTCTCCGGTGCCTGACGCAGCGTACACGATGGAGCTTCATTATAAATACAAACCGAACGGCCTTTCCTCAACCAACACGACGACTTGGCTTGGGGATAATCTCCCACAGGCTCTGTTGTATGGCTGCTTGGTGGAGGCCTATACTTTTATGAAGGGCGAGCAGGACATTATGGCGATGTATATGGGCCGTTATCAGGAGGCGCTTGCGGAGACTAAGAGGCTTGGTGAATATAGTGACAGGCGTGATAGCTATAGAAATGGCGATCCTGTTTTTAGGCAGGCCTGATGTTTGTCGCTGAAAGTGGTATTGGCTCGGCAACTGTTGTGACCAGCGTCAACGGTGGCTTGTCGGCGGAACAGATCACGACGCTTTGCTGCAATAAGATTGTTCAGGTTAGCGAAGGGGCCACACCAGAAGTGCGAGAACAGGCGGCAGCCTTTCGCGCTCGTTTGGAGGCCGTTGTCCACACTTATGTCTTGTGCGCCCAGAAGGAAGAACGGGACACTTGTGTGCAGATAGCTATCAGGGGCGGCTATCAGGAACTGGCCGAGTTACTCAGGAGTGTTTAGAGATGGCGATTACCCAGGCGATGGCCACCAGCTTCAAGAAGGAACTCCTGTTCGGTGCGCATGATTTCGATCTGGCGAATGGCGACACCATGAATGTCGCTCTATACACTAATTCCGCGACGATGGATGCGACGACGACCGCATACAGCGCGACGAATGAAACAACCAATGACGCTGGTAGCGCCTATTCGGCGGGCGGCGCTGCCTTGACCAAGGTAGACCCGACATCCAGTGGTACGACGGGGCTTACTGATTTTGCCGATGCAACGTGGTCAACGGCATCGTTTACGGCGCGGGGTGCGCTGATCTACAATACGACACCGAACACAACTTCGATTGCCTTGACCAATCCGGCGATCATCATTCTGGATTTTGGTGGCGACAAGACCGTTTCGGTTGGTACTTTTACGGTTCAGTTCCCGACCGCAGACGCATCAAATGCAATCATACGGATTGCGTAGGAAGGCCCAATGAAAGACCTCGCTCTTAAAGGATCATCTGTTGCTATAGTTGGGCTTGGACACTCGCAGGGTTCATACACGTCTTCTGTCGCCAACGGCAAGAAGTATGACGAGGTGTGGGCCATAAACTCCATGTTAGCGCCCATCAAGCATGACCGTGTGTTTATGATGGACCCTCCCTCTAGGTTTTTTGATACTGAGAATGCCGGTAAACAAACGCCTGCTTTACGCCGCGAATTGCCAAAACACAAAGGCCCCATATATACTTGTGAATTAGACCGCCGTGTTCCTGGGGCTGTTCTT